CTTTATACACAAATTCAATTAATTTTTTTTTATTTTCCATACTAATATTAAAATCTATAAAATTAAAAGTATTCTCTAATAGTATTGTATTATTTATATATTTATTATAACAATTTCTCAATAATTTATAATATGAACTAAGAAAAATACTACTAACATAATCCTCTATATTATTAATATCATAACATTTATTAATGGACGTAGTAATCAATATTCCCAATGTGTTTTTTAGATCATCTTCAAAAAAATCAATAGGATAATTGTTAGTTAATCCACCATCTATATATAATTTATTATCATGTTTAACTGGTGTAAATAAAAATGGTATGGATATTGACATTAATAAAGCATCCTCGACATAAAAATCGGGTGTTTTTTCATAATTAAAATATCTAGTTTCCATACTATTAACACATGTCGCCGTTATAGTTATTTTTTTTTTAGTTAATTCATATAATTCTTTAAATGTAATATTTTCTTTCTGCGTTTTTGCTTTTATAATAATTTTAAATAATCTTTTAAAATTTGAACCATTATCTATTCCATATGTATTAAAACAATTAATAATATCTGAAGATGAAAAATCTTTTAATCTATCTATTTTAATTTTTAACATTAATTCTTCTATTTCATCACAATCATAGTCTAAGCATAGAGCTATAGATATTACTGCACCCGCTGACGTACCTATTAATGATGTTATATTTTTTAATAAATCATGCTCCTTTAATGCTTTTAAAACACCTATAAATGCATATATTTTTATACCAGCACCACTAAAAACTATATTTTTTATCATATTAATAATTTATTAAAAATAATATTATAGTTATAATGTAAATATTTAAAATTATTATATAACATTTTTAATATTATCTATTTTAAGTAATTTAATCAAATAATTTGTTTTAATTATAAATAAAAAAAATTATAATATAAATATAAAGATGTCAATGATTAATATTAACGAACTCCATCAAGAACGACAAGAAAGAATTGATAGAAAACATAGTATATACGAAGAAGTTTTAAAAAAATGCCATCATAGAATAAAATTAACTGCTAAACAAAATCCATATGATTGTATGTGTTATTTTGTAATACCTAAAGTAATATATGGAATACCACTATATAATTTAGAACAATGTATTACATATCTATATACAAATTTAACTAAAAATGGATTTAAATTATTTTATACACATCCAAATTTATTAATAATTTCATGGGTAGAATCTAAAAATGATAATAAAATATCTAATAAAATACCATATTCTAATATATTATTAAAAAAAAATGATGAGAATAATATAAATAATATAAATAATGTATCTAATTTTAAACCAGCTGGTAATTTAATATATAATCAGAATTCATTAGATTCATTAAATAAAAAGAAAAATTTATTATTAAATTAATTATTTAATTATTTAATTATTTAATTATTTAATAAATCTTTAAGTTGTGTTCTTTTTATAAAAATTGATGTAGCTTTAAATAAACTTTCACAAATTAATATTACAAATAATCCAAATAAAATAAATAATATAATGTCATGAATATTATCTTCAAATTTAGTTACATTTTTACTATTAGATATTGATTCTGACCTAGGGGTGTTCATCTGATTCATCATAAAATTTATTTTATTATTTATTTCATTAATTTGATGATTAATAGTTGAATGTTTGGGTTTATTTTTTTTACTTTTACTTTTACTTTTATTTTCAGAATTATTTGTATTATAATTACCATTACTATTATAATTAGTTATATTATCTATATCAATTATATCATCATATTCATTATCATTATTATCATTATTATCATTATTATCATTATCATCACTATTATCAATAAATACTTTATTATCATAATCACTATACTCATATATTTCATTGGGACTATTATTTTGACGTGTATTTCTATTATTTGAGGTATTGTTTGATTTATTATTTTGTTTATTATTTTGGATATTATAATTAGTAAATGATTCGTTAATAACACAATCTATATCATTAGAATTACTGTTATTACATTGTTTTTTATTTTTAAAATTTTCATAGTTATCATTTGAGTGTCTATTATTTGATTGTCTATTATTTGTTTGTCTATTATTTGTTTGTCTATTATTTGGTAGTCTATTATTTGATGGTCTATTATTTGATGGTCTATTATTTGATGGTCTATTATTTGATGGTCTATTATTTGGTAGTCTATTATTTGGGGGTGTATTATTTGATGGTGTATTATTTGATGGTGTATTATTATTATTTAATGGATCATTGAATAATTCATTTAATGAATTATTTGAAAATTCAAATTCATCAGCACTTTCGGTAAAAGTAGTTTTTGTTTCATTACAATTAATTCTATTATTTTTAGGAGGTTTATTATTATAACAATCATTATCATTATCATTAGTTTTTATTATTCCAAATGCTTCATCTAATGTAGCATAATTAGTAATCATTATATATATATTAGAAAATTATTAAATTATTTATAAACATATAAATTATTTATAATATATAAAATATTAAAATATTATATATAAATATACTATAAACTTATTATTTTTGTAGAATACTCATTCTTAATTTTTCTAAATGTATATAAACTTAAATAAATCCATGGTAGCAACGGTAGCATAAAAAAAAAGAATAAAAATACAATAACCTTTACAAATAATTTTATAGAATTTTTTAGTGTTTCAGTTTCTTCTGTAGGACTTTTTTCAGATTCTATTTCATCTAATTCACTACTTATATTGTTAGAATTTGATTTTCCACCATTATCATTGGTTTTGCTATTAGATTTAGAATTAGATTTAACATTTGATTTAGTATTGGTTTTAGTATTTGTTTTAGAGGGTGGTTTACCAGCTTTTTTCCCACCACCAATTAAATTATATAATATATTGTTATTTATGGGAGCATCAATTACTATATTATCTTGAAAATCTAGAATAATTAAAGGGTCTTTCATAATCATATAATCGCCATATGTTAATTCATCATTATATTTATTTAATACATTGTATATATTTGTTATTCCATTACAAAAATAAAATATATCCATTAATATTATTAAATATTTATAATTTTCTAAAATGCCACATAAAAAATTTTAATATAGCAGCCATGATAGACATTACCAATAAAAATGGCATAGCTGGTGTAACAGAAGCAAATATTATAGGTATTACCAGTAAATTAATTGTTTTTAATTTAATAAATTTAAATGCTTCACTTATATAGTTTTTAATATCAATAATTAATTCTTCTAAAAATCCTACACCAAGTTGTTCAAGAGTACCTTCTGCCTGTCCACCTTCTTCATTCTCTATTTCATCTAACTCACTATTTATACTACTACCACCTTTATAATTTTTTTTATGATGCTTATTATCATATGTATTTTTTTTAACTAAACTATATGTATCAAAGTATATTAATAATTTTAATATAGTTTTTATATTTTCTATAATAGTGCCTTTAGTTTTAGTTTTATTTTTTTGGTACATTAATAATTATTAATATTTTTAATAACTATTATTGTATAATTATTCTATAATTATTATATAAATATTGTATAATTATAATATTTAATATAAATATATGATTAAAATAAATAATATAGTATTTATAATATTAATTATTATACTGATTAATATTAATTTTGTTAATAATGATAAAAAATTTAAAATAAATTTGTTAGTTGAAAATAATATAAATAAAATATTGCTATCTATATGTATATTATTTTTGGTAATAGAGGACGTTAAACTAGGAGTATTATCATTTTTACTATTTTTTATTTTATTACAACAAAAAGACAAAAATATTGAAAAATTCGTAAATTATTATAAAAAAAAATAATATATAGTAATTTTAATGATAACAAATTTTTTAAATAAACTAAATTGGAAATCATTAGAGCAAATAAATCATAGTAAATATTTTGCAGGAATTACAATGCTACTATTAAATCTTGGTTCGAGATTTTTAGTAGCTGAAATAAGTGATAATCAACAACAATTATTAAATAATAAAATAGTTAGAAGATTTATTATTTTTACTGTATTTTTTGTAGCAACTAAAGATATATGGGTTTCATTAATATTAACATCAGTATTTATAATATTAGTTACTGGATTATTTAATGAAAATAGTAAATATTGTATAGTTACAAAATCAGTATATAATAATATTACGGATGAAGAATATAATCATGCTACAAAAATTATAAAATTATATAATATCCAAAAACAAAATAATAAAATAAACAATTAATTTATATATCCAAATTTAATGTTCTTTTATTTCTTCTATCACTATTTTTTGAATCTACATCACTTTCACTATAATTAGAGTTTAAATCTATATTAATATTGTTAGATTTATCCATATTATTTAAAATATCATTAATATTTGGTGGACCAGACATCTCCTTCGTTTTTTCTCTTCTAGGTTCTGGATTATTTCTTTTTTGCGATTGATTACCACCACCACCTAATATATCACCCATTAAATTACCAAACCCTGGCTGTTGTTGTTGTTGTCCCATAGTTGATGCAGCGGCTTTAGCAAATTGACTCATTAAATCTGGATTCTGCTGCATTATATCTCCCATACCTGGTAATGACGATTTAAACATTGTGTTTGTTAAATGAAACATAAACCCACTCCCACCTAATGTTAATAATAAACGTAATTCTGGAGCCATATTTGCTTTAGACTTATATTTTTCATGTAATTCTTCAAAAATATCATCATAATCATTTGAATTTTCATGAACTGATTCTGACCATCCATCCAATTTTACATCAAACGGATCAAATCTATTATTTAAGAATTCGATTGCGGTTACAAATGCAATTAACATTTTACGCTGAAATTTTACACTTTGATCACATTCGCGTCGTCGCGTTAATCTTTCAAATTCTTGTTTTACTTCACTATAGTCTGAATTCATATTAAATTTCTTATGACTATGAATGCCTTTTTGTTCCAATCGTTCTAATAATCTTATAAACTCTGATTTTTCTTTTTGTAATTCTTCATATGATTTCTCCAGCGGAATATCAATATTAAATTTTGGTTCTGGATTTGATTGCTGTGAAAATGAGTTACTAGATTGTGACGAAATATTATTTAAATTTAATGGTTCTGGTTCTGAACTTTTGTTATTGTCATCGAACAAATTTTCTAAATTTAAATCTTCTAAATTAATATCATTCGAAGTATTATTTGATGAAATATCTATTTTTGAACTGTTTGATAATTCATTTGAATTAAACATATTTTGAGATTGGGATTGGCTATTATTTGATATAGAATTACTAGATATAGAATTACTAGATATAGAATTACTTATATCACCTATATCTTTTAATTCTATATTAATATTAGTATTTTCTAACGATGGGCTATTTGATCTACTATTATTAGTTATTTCTTTTGTAGTAGATGATTTAAATTCTTTTGGCTGATTACTATCACCAGTTTTATTTTTATTCATTAATAATTCCATACCAATACTTGAATCGCTAGAAGATGGTGGTAAACTTTCATTTTTTACTATATTTACTTTATTTAATGATACATTATCATTATTTGATAAATTAATATTATTATGAGTATTTTTTTCTAGATCTAAATTTATTTCTTCCATATTATTTATATTATTACAGAAACTTATTTCTTTAATATAACGCAAATAATCATTTTATAAAATTTAATTAATATTATAAATTATAAAAAATAATAATGGAAATAATACAATTAATTTATAATAGAATATTTACAAAGTAAAAAGGCATCTGCTAAATCATCCTTTTTTTTATGTTTGTCAAAAATATCTAATATATATATATTATCTTTTAATAAATATTTACTATGTAAAATAGCTGTATGCTTATTTTTTTTATATTTATCTTGTATAGAAATTAATTTAGTTGAATCTTCATCGCTTAATTTACCCTTAAAAACTTTTAATTTATTTGTAGCATTTAGCAATTTAATATTTATGATATTTTTATTTTTAATTAAAAAATATGAATATAACATCATTTGAATAGATTTCATTGTTGGATTTTTTAATACTGGTTGATTTTCTATAGTTATATAATTACAATTTATAAATAATGGATTTTTGTCTAATTCACTAAATAAAGTATTACCTAATTCTTTTATTGAATATTGGTTACATCTTTTCGGTTTTTTTATTAATTTTAATTCTTTGATTAATTTTTTATCTGTTATTTTATCTAAGTTGTTATAATGTTTTTTACAGTAAAATATAGTATCATCAAGTTTATGTGTATATAATACCTTTCCTTTACAACACGAGTTATTTTTATTTTTGATACTACACTTTAATACATCAGATATGGTATCATTTTCAATTAAATTTATTATATCTAATTCTTTTATCGTCTCGACATTATTATTAATTTCAATAATACAATATGCTAAATTTTTAATTCCAATATCCCATCCTACATATAACATTGTTTATAAATAACTATGTTTATCTTTAAACTTTTTTAGAAAAAAGTTTATAAAAATACATAACAAAAATAAATTTATAAATTACATAAAAAATTAAATTTATAAAAATACATTAAAAACATATTATAAATAATTAGCAAAATCTTCAGGTAACTCTTCAACTACTGTCGAATAATATTGTTCTATTTCTTTCATTTTTTGAACATCATAATTAGTTACAAAATTTATCGATACCCCCTTTCTACCATATCTACCACTTCTTCCAATTCTATGTATATAACTCTCAATATTATTTGGAACATCATAATTAATTACCATAGAAATTTGCTGTATATCAATTCCTCTACTTAATAAATCTGTTGATATTAAAATCCTTATAGTCCCATTTCTAAAATTAGTCATAATATTATTACGGTCGTCCTGTGACAAATCGCCATGAATACATTGTGCCGTAAAATTTGTTCCCTCTAATTTATATTTTAAATCTTCAACAATTTTACGAGAATTACAATAAATAATAGTTTGTGAAATACTAAATGATTCATATAAATCACACAAAGTATCAAATTTTTGATTATGGTGTTCTAAATTTATATAAAATTGTTTAATACCTTCAAGTGTTAATTCATCATTTTTAATTAGCAATTTAACTGGATTTCTCATAAAACAATTGGATAATTTAAAAAACTCTGGAGTCATAGTTGCACTGAATAATCCTACCTGGATGCTATTTGGTAAAAATCTAAAAATATCATATATTTGATTAGAAAATATTTTTGATAACATTTCATCGGCTTCATCTATAATTAATAATTTTAAATATTTGGTATTTAATGCCTTTTTATTAATCATATCTAAAATACGCCCTGGTGTTCCAATAACGACATGAGGATTTTCTAATAATGAATCTATATTTTCCTTAATTGATGTCCCACCAACCGTTAATGCCTGCCTAATATTTAAATATTTTGATAAATTTTTTA